GCTTCCGGTCGTGCCAATCTCGTAGCTCAGGCGTTCAGGGAAGGGGTTCTGCAATGACGGTCAATGTTCACCAGCTCATAGACATCGGCGTTTACACTTCCACGGGATGCTCTTTGCTTTACTCCATCCTGCCGAAGGTCGAAACGTTTCAGAAGTATCCGAAGTTTCAGTCCGGGTACGGAACCTTCCTGGAAATCCTAAAGCAGGTTGGCGCGAACATAAGAAATCTTGTGTACCCGAGTATCAAGACGGACGGAGGATCGAAGGTTAGCGAAGCGGCGGCAAGTGGGCAAAACCCCGACTCGGCACCGAAGCCATGAACCCATACGTCCCACTCGTTCTCAGCGCATGTATGTTCTTCGGGCAGGCTCTCTTCACTGTCTGGTTTTTCAGATGGAGAAAGCGCGAAGAAATACCCGAAGAGTTTTCCAGGCGTCTCGGGAGGCTCGAAGATGCTTTTATCGCGCATACTGGGATGACTTTAGGAAACGGAAAGAGTTACAGAAAGGGGAGATAAACATGGCGCAACCACCACCGAAAGGGCAAGAAGTAGGGCTAGCTATCGTAACGGGAAAGAAGATGCTTCCCGGCGGCGGGGCTTTAGTGACTGTCGTCGGCGAGTACGTTAGCGCAACAATCCACGCCGAAACACCGCTGAAGGCTGCGTATTACGTCTTAAACGAAACGATTGATCTGCTAACTACGAAGCCTTGAACGAGTTGATTAGATTCGGCTCGCCGCTAGCGGCTACTCTGTTCGCCATGTGGCGAACACGCGCATTTCCGCTTCTTTATCTGTATTTTTTTGCGAATCTGCTTTACTTATCCGCGACGGAGATAGCTTATCTACGAAACTGGCAATACGATTCCATCTACGCTGTTTTTACTGGCATATGGCTATTTTTTGCGTTCTTGATTGTTTGGGATGCGCTTCCACGAAGAGCGAAAAAGGTTCGCCTCTTGTCGTTGCCAGCCATCGTAGCGATCGGGCTTACCCGTCACTGCTACATCTATATGGACGGCCGCTTAACTCATCGCGGATGGATAACGCTTATCGAAGCAGCGTGCTTGGTTTTTCTAGGGATAGTTCTCGGCGCAGCGGCCGGCTACGCATGGCCAACCTGCAACGTTCTGCTTGCGCTTAGCGCGACGTGGATCGCGCTATGGCTATTTCTCGATTTATTTCTTTTGCGCGATTCGTGGACCGGTTTATATTGGGTGCCGGCAGTGATCGTTAGCGTTGGGTTTACCGCTGCGGGGCTTGCTATACCGCAGAAATTGGAAGTTAAACATGAGCGATGAAATCCTGCTCGAAAAGCTTCTCGCGCTGCGTGATCTGATAGACGAACGCGACGTGCGCTACGAGCAGCGGTTCAAGGCTATGGACGAAAAGACTTCCCTTGCACTTACGGCGAGCGAGAAGGCTGTAGCGAAGGCGGAGATTGCGACAGAGAAGCGGTTCGATTCCGTAAACGAGTTCCGTGGCCAGCTAAAAGATCAAGCGGCAACACTGGTTCCAAGAGCGGAAGCAGATTCACGGTTCAGAGGACTCGAAGAGAAGATAGAATCTTTAAAGACGGGCGGCGTAGCAACAAACCGCTGGACGATGGACAAGGTTATCGTGCTGGGCCTTGCCGTAATAGGCTGGATAATCGTGTTCTGGAGCAAGCGGTGACCTGTGAGTGTAAAGGCGAGTGCGGCGGCCATAATAAAATATGCGGCAAAGAAATTCCGAAAGTAAAGCAGCAACCGGTGCCACCGGGATTAAATGGCGAGAAAAAAGTTCCTCTCTGCGATGAATGTATTAAGGGAATGCAGAAGAGAAGCAACGAGTACCAGAAAGGATAATTAGCCAATGAGCGACATCAACGAACTAGCGAGCTACGTCCAGCCGCTCTATCTAAAATTCAAGGCGAACTGCCAAGCGGCGGGGCTACCGACGCGCACGGAGGATATCGGGCGCACCGTCGAGCAGCAAGCGGCAAATATTACCGCCGGCAGATCATGGACTGCGCGCTCGAAGCACTTGCCGCAACCTCCCGAGAATAAATCTGAGGCGTGGGACGAAGTACCTACCGACCTCCTTACCGACAAATTCTGGGGCTGGCACGGCACGATCGAGGCGAGCGACCCGCGCTGGCTGCAAATGGGGCAGATTGGCGAGGCGTTAGGACTTCGGTGGGGCGGGCGTTGGCCGGTCAATCCGCCACACTCTCGCCCCGATCCGGGGCACTTCGAGTTTATTCATCCTTAGAATGGAGGAATCATGCCGCTCATTACGATAGTTGTAACGCTCATCGTCGTCGGAGTCCTGCTCTGGCTGGCGAATACCTACATCCCGATGGCCGACCCCATCAAGAAAATCATCAACATCGTGGTGGTCATCGTCGTGGTTCTGTGGCTCTTGAATGTATTTGGCCTGTTTGCGGGCCTCAGTAACGTGAGGGTAGGGCATTAGCCCTACTTCGGCGGCAGCTTTCCCAGTTCGTCGTCGATCTCGGCTATGGCCGTAGCGTTTAGCGCGTTGGCCATTGCTGCGATCTGCTCGGGCGTAGCGCCTTGCAGCTTTTGCAGTAGGCCGCGCACAAGATCGACCGCCGGCGGTGCAAGGTCTTCCATCAGCTTAATAAGTGCGATCAGTTCTGCTGCGGTCATGGTGCCACCTTTACCTGTGGAGATAGAAATGCTTTTGCGGTTACGAGCGATCCGCGAAGAGCGAGAAGAATGGCCGACAATGCATTCTTCTTGTTTTCGTTTTTGATCGCCAGCAACCCGTTCGTATTTGCATCGTCTACTGCTGCGATTGCTTCGTTGATCTTGGCGATCGCGCCTGTAGCATCGTGTGTCTTGACGATAGCGTTTACTGCCGCGTCGTCGAGCTGTGCGATCTTCCGCGAAGATTCGAGCAACGTCCTTTCGCAGCCATCGTCGCAATACTCCGGCGTATCCTTGTGAACCGTCGTCACGCCACGCTCGAAAGATAGATTCGTTTGCGCAGCGTCTTTCGCGATCGTAAGCATGGATTTTTCCGAAGAAGGACAGCCGGAAATGAACAGCAGGAGAGGAAACAGCAGAACTACAAGTTTTCTCATTATATACCCTTTCTAAGCAGCGATTTAACACCTTTGGCCCGTTAACTACAACCTAAATTCACTCGTGCTCGCAAGTCCGCTTTTACTCCCCTGCCAGCTTCTCTGCGCCCGCCCGCACAGCCTTAATTTCTGCAAATTCCTTCTCAAATTCTGGCGCTTGGTCATGCGAGAAATAGTATGGGTCGCAATCTTCGCCGTAACCTATCCAGCCGATTGCTGAGTCAAGAGCCTTCTCTAGTTGTGTGATTCGCTCCCGCAGCGGCTCCTCAAACGTTGGGGCTGGCTCGGTCCGCAACCAGCAGTAATCGTGGTCACCACTATGCCCTTCATCTAACCCGCATTGCATCCAATGGCCGCTTGTTTTATCCATTTGTTTTCGATGAGAGCACTGACGGGCAGGCCCCTCGCTGGAGGCAAGGGCGGCTATTCTGTACCCACTCAATTTAACAGCAGCGTCCTTTTGAGCAGCATCGAGTTCCGTCCAGGCTGAGTAGGCTTCTGCGTCTTTCGACGGACTGTGCTCAAACAGAGTTTTGCCGTCCTTCACTCTGCCTAACGACTTCACCGCAACGCTTAGGCGCTCCAGTGACCTCGCCAAATTCAGCATAATCCGCTCTCGCATTCGTTCAGTCTCCATTAGCGCACCCCGATTTACCTTTCGGCGGCCACTCACCTTTGATAATTCCCGTAAACAAGCCTTGCAATATTCTCCAGCGGGGCACGCGATAAAAAGTAAGCTTGTCTACCTGAAATTTCCCGGCCTCTTGCGCAATCAAAGATTTCTGGCAATAAACGGCCAGTGTCACTTTTGCACCCCTTTCTCGCGTTCCGTTAGAGCACGCCAATATCGTGTTCCTAAACTAGATTTTTGAGGACGAACCATTTTGATAGTCGTTCTTGTCAGCGCCTCGTAATCCACGACTATTTCCTTTTTGTGCCCATTATAGAGCCAGCACTCAGCCACTACCTGCCCTATGCTAAACGTTGACTTATTCGCCACCCGCCACCGCCTTCTGGAGTTCGGCACCGCGCTCCAAATATCGAATCGGTCTGCCAATGCTTTCTGCGTACTCAATCTCGCTGCGTGTGCTCGAACCGATGTAACCGCCGACGTTCAGCACAAAGACTTCATCGGCTAGGCGAATCTTTTCCTTGTGCAGTTCGTCTAGTTTGATCTTCTGTTCAGGAGTACAACCCTTTTCTTCGTGGTGAATTTCGTTCTGCGCGTGTGGGTAGAAGCCAACAGAGAGCACGATGTTACCCTTCATCGTCTCCTGATAGTTCGCTTCCAGGAAGTGCTGGTAGAAGCGCGTCGAGCCACACAAACAGATAATTTTAGGAACGTCCTGTCTATTCAGCCAGCCCTCAACGGTTCGCATTCCACCTGCCTCCAGTCGCCCCCGCAGCTCGTCATTCGCCGGTGGTGGGGCGGCGGTACGCTCGTCAGTCTTAATTTGCAATTTCCTGTGCTTGCGCAAAGACTCTCCACTATTATCGTCGCATCCCATTCGTCTCTTCCTTTATCGGCCCCCTGCGATCACAACTTCCCGTAATTCATTTTCGTAATACCACTTACCGTCGTCCAGCAGATAGCAGCGATACGGATGAATTGCGCCGCGCACGGTTTGTTCTACTACTTTTCTTGTAGCGGGGATGACTTCGACTTCTTCGCCAATTTTGAACTTTTGTGGATTGATTGCCATCGTCCCGCTCCTCTCATTCCCGTGCCTGTGCAAACTGGCTCGCAGCGATGTTCTCGATCACGCATCTTGCCGGAACAGCCTAATTGCCGGTAAGCCGACTTGGGTTAGCAATTCCCCGTCCAGCCCCTATAGCCGTACTGCCCGTCGCCGATGTATCGAGCATCTCCTGATGCTATGCGTTACCGCTAGACCGAAAGCATCGCTGCCAACCAGCTCACCTGGAATCCGTGGTGCTGCGCCGCCGCTCCCATTCCTGCAAATCTCTGTAAATTGCGTTGCAACCACACGCCAGCATGAATGCCGTCGCTGACCATCTGTAGGAACCAAGCCACGGTGAAATGACTGCGCTTCCTAGAAGCATCGAACGAAGTACATTGAATACCAGTGCGCTCATCTTGTGCTCCCCCCTTCTAGCTGTGCGGCTGGGCCGCCAACTGGCACCGTCCCATCGTTTTCTTAACCAACTCCAGCAAGGCATCTATCTCCGCAAGTTCCTCGACGGTGAACGGCCCAATAGCGTGAATCTCGAACGTACGCAACCCGTCCAGCGGATACTTCCAATTCAGAACTTTTGCTTCGTTGTCCATGTTCCCCCGCTTCGCTCTTAGCTCTGGGCCGTGGGCGCAAGCGTAGCCTTCAACCAATTCGGCATGTGTTCAATCTTCACGTAGTCCAGCGCCATTACTGTTCCATCGCGCAGCTTGCAGAGCCACGCGTTAGTCGGGATTTCCTTGTCCCTATACAGAAAGGCATCTTCTGGGCAGCAAATAATCCGAGCGTCGCTCATTTGTTCCTCTCGGCTGATAGCCGCTCACCTGCTAGTTCAGAAACGCCCAACCTTGCCGCTTAACCCACTCAATACTTTCTTCGCTCGTCGGAATCCGGCCTTCGTGCGCGATAATCTGCGTCGTTGCGAGCGCGGTCGCTGCAAGCCACTTCGCATTGTTGAGATTATGTGTGTCCTCGCAAATGTGCTTCAGGCAAGCCAAGCACTCAGCGATGATGGCTTCGCGTTTTTTTTGTAGCGTCATTTCCCCACCACCTGCTTCAACTTCTCAAACTCCTCCGCTTCCAGCCGAATAGTCCAATGCCCGTCGCCTAAGCCTGTCTGGTCCGCGCGCTCGACCAGTAGCTTCAGCCAGCGGTACCACTCTGCCGCTTTGGTAGGCTCAGCCATTGTGTCCCTCCAGCAACGTCGGCATGGCCTTGATGGAGTCAGATAAATTCATGGCTTCACTTCCTTTTTCCACCAGTTAGGGCAAGACTCGCACGTTCCGGGCGTCGTTAAGCAAGTGTTCCCCGGCTCTGCGATGCCTTGCTCTTTCCTGCAAACCTTTTTGTCAACGCGCTTCATATAATCCCAGTTCCAGAGCATCCGATTACCCTTCGCAGGAACTGGTTTAGGGAATCGTTCTATCAGTTCCGTAAACCACGCATATCGCCCATCTTCGTAGTTCCCGAAGCAGCGTTCTTGCTCGCTCAAATCGTCGCGCACATCCTCGACGCGCTCGATTGCTAGAAGCCTGACGACGCAAAGGACTGCACCGAGAGCAACGTAATGGGGAACATCTGGCCAGTATCCTTCGCCCCAACCGTGTTTCTCGCTAAGAACCCTAAACCGATTGGCGAACTCTTGTCTGTGGCGACTGGCTCCAAGCCAATCGGCTGGCTCTTTAGCAGTTGCATGAATAGCAATATCTCCGCGAAACTTTGTGGACCATCCGCGTGTCTCAACTTTCTTCTCCTCGAAGGCCATGAGTGACGCCCACGGCTGCCATAAACTAAGTGCTTTCATTTTCCCGCCCTAAATCCACTATGTTCGTTCATGGCCGCTACCCCTCTAGGATGCCCGTGGCCTCTTGAACCTCGGTACCGAGGCGAGGCGCTCCGCAGAGCAATTGCAAGTCGCAGGCACCCTAGACGAGAAGCAGACTCACCCTGCCGCTCAGTAAGTTGCGTAAATCTCTATTTCCCCGTGCTTCTCAATCTCGCTAATCACAACTTCGAAGCATTTCTTCATCTGCGAGTCATTAGTTGCGACTTTCATGGCCCGCAAAACAATCAAGCTGTCTTCACTAAGAGTAGGGCACTTGTTCCCAAAAGCCCCTTCTAGTATCTCCATGAATGCCTGTGGGGCATAAGCAGGCACCGAAGTCCCTGTGAATGAAGTTGGCCTGCAATAAATGTTTGCGCTCATCTTCCGCCAAGTCCTTCCAGCAGCCAATCCATGAATCCATTTGCGACGACCCATGCGACCCAGATAAAGCCCAGCCCCACCGCTGCCCAGTAGAACGCCTTGAGTACTAGGCCGACCTTAACGCCGCGCCTTTCCCTACGCCAAAACGCCTTAATCGCCTCGCGCTCCTGTTCTTCGCGGATGTCCAGCGCCTGCAAAGCCACGTCTACATCGTGCCTGCTAGGGGAATCAAGATTTGGCACCGGCGCTCTCCTTTTGCTGGCGGCGTGCGGCCAGCGGCCTGCCACAGCTAATGCACTTCTTCGGTTCAGCTACTCGCGGAATCCACTCCGTCTTGCAAGTTGGGCACTTCACAGTAGGCAGCTTCATTTTGCCTCCGGCGTGATTTCGGCTAGGATTTCCCGCTCCAAAGCGCCTAGCTTATCTTCTTGCTCTACCACTCTGCCAATGAGCGCGACAAGCCAAATCCTCTCGCCTTGCCATTTCGACGGAACGTAG